CCATCAGATTTGTGGTAATTGTAATTGCCAACGTATGAACCCAATGGGGTTTGATCGATTTGATCATCTGAATAAATTGGTTATGCCAAAGTTTCAAAATATAGTTGAGCGATATAAAAAAGATGTGAACCTTCACCCAACACAATTTCCTAAAAGGATTGGGTGGGAAGAATTTCGTATGAAGAGGTTTCTATGTGGAACTGGTAGTGAGAATGATGAACAATTTAAGGATCATGTTGATGTTACTAGTCACGCTGGAGCAAAACGTATCCTTATTCTTATGGTTTATTTAAACGATGACTTTAATGGTGGTGAAACTGTATTTCCTATTTTGGGTGATACAATAAAACCTGTAAAAGGAAGATTATTAATGTTTCCCCCCACATGGAATTATCTCCACAGAGGAAACCCTCCAATAAGTCCAGGCTATGCTAAATATTTTTTAATGACGTATATTAATTATGGGGGAATGAATGACTTTTACGGAAAAAGTTGAGCGACTTGAATTTAGAATTGGGAAAAAATTAAAAGAAAAATTTCCTAACGCAAGCCAAAAAAAAATTAATAAGTTTATGGAACGTATAATGGAACATCAACAAGGTACTGCATCTGTTTTAAAAAGAAGAGGTGCTCCAGAATATTTGATTGATGCTGGGTTATATCACGGTCTTGCAGGCCAGTCTAGAGGTGTTATTACTGGTGGGGTAGTTGCACCTATATTCACGAGGGAAGAAATAACAAATATCATAGGAGAACAAGCAACAGAGGTTATGTATACCTACTGTTATACCCCTTGGCACAGAGCTAAACATATAGATAAGATGCCACCTTCACAATTGAAAGATGATGTGATACAGTTAGATATTGCTGATGCAGTAGATTCTCTTGTTGCTGGATGGGACCATTCAAGAATGATTCCAGAATTTATAGATAGTCTTTTTGATACACCCCACAAAGCATATTATAATATAAGTGATAAGGAGCTTTCTGAGATGACTGAAATGTGGGAAGGTAATATGAAAAATCAACCAAATTTGAAAACGGTCAATAAAAATTATTAAATTGGATACATTACATTTAAGGAGAGAGTATAATATGGATGAAACAAATAAAGTGTTGAGCTTTACAGATAAAATATTGCTGCTTGAGTTATATCTAAAGCATCACCTTCAAGATAAGGTTATACCAGATGCTACATTATATGAGATTGCACCAATTCTAAAGCGTAGGATGAAACATTTGCAGGGTGTCGCAGAGATATTGAAAACACAGGATGCTCCAAACTATCTAGTTGATGCAGGACTATTTCATTCTATGTATAATGGGGAACATAACAGGCCCGGAGGTGATGTATTCACTAGGGAAAAATTGAAAGAGATTGTTGGTGAAAGGGCAGAGGAGATTGTATATCAGTTTGCCACGATACCATATGATCGAACAAAAAATATTAAAGAGATGCCGGAGTCAGAACGAACATCAGATTTGAGGTGGTTAGATATTGCTAATAGTATGGAGATGAAAGGATTAAAATAATGAAACCATTTAAGACAGTGACGGTTGAATACTATGAGGAGTTCCTCGGCGAGGAAGTGAAGACATCCAACCACGAGCGGCGTATTAAGGTGGTGACTACCACTAGGGAGTGGGGCCTTAGCTCAACTCACGACCCTGTTATATCAACAAGTTATGTATATCTATAGAAAGAGAAGAGAAATGAATATTGGTGATAAAATTATGTATGGTGATGAGTATGGTGGAATCCTTCGAGGCACCCTAACTGCGATTGGGTCTGACAAAGACTCCTATGATGATTTGAAGTTGGTGGATGGAGTGTTCCTATACAAGTCCAAGAAGCTAAAGAGGTATGTTCCTGTTAAACCTAAGTCTTTGGATTCTATCTATATTGAGGTGATAGGCTTTGGAGACAAGCAAGACTACATTCTTCCCAAAGAGATAATTCCCACTATCTAAATACAAAACCCTGTATGTAAAACAAAGGTGGGGGTATAAAGTATTTGGTTATCTCTAAAAGGAAACAATTATGGTAAGATACAAAATTGTAAAAAAGAAAGTTATTATTGATGGCTTAACTTTGGATGATGCATCAGAGATGCTTATGGCAATGCAAGATAGTGAACCAGAACAAACTTTCAGTATAGAAAAATATAACTGGGTTGCTCTAGAAAACACTGGACTCGGCCGAGATCCAGACCTTCACTAAACTCTTATAAATAGTTTCATGCAAAACTTTATGGGAAAAGATGGTTTCAGTTGGTTCGTTGGTGTTGTTGAAGATAGGAACGATCTAGAAGAACTCGGCCGAGTTCGTGTTCGTGTTCTGGGACTTCATAGCGATAGCTTAACAAAAATCAAGACTACCGATTTACCTTGGGCGCATGTAATGCATCCTGTGACTGATCCTTCTATGCAGGGATTAGGTCATACTCCCTCGTTCTTAACGCAAGGGTCTTGGGTTGTAGGGTTCTTTCGTGACAACGAGAAACAACAACCCGTCATTATGGGGTCTTTACCCGGCATTCCTTTTGCTGCGGCTGATCCAACTAAAGGATTTAATGACCCACGGGGAGATAATGATAGGAGCCAAGACCCCTTTAAACCTACCCCAACCTTTGGACCATATCCTGGCATAAGAAATAGTGGCCACGATGTTGGTGAGTCAGATACGAACCGACTTGCTCGCGGCACTGCATCTGAAGGACATCAATCATTAATTGACCGTAGAGATCAGAGATTGCGAGGTGACCCAGCAGACCTAGCGGAGGCCAAGCTGGAAGATGATCTCGCGGATTACCTTGAAGCGACCAAAAATGCAACAGGCATTCCAACCGCAACCAAACCATATCTTTTAAACGTATCCACCGCCCCAATACAAGAGGATCGTGGTTTTTGGGAAGAACCTGACCCCAAGGGCATTATTGCAGATGCGAATCCCTATATTTCTTCGGCGTATCCTTACAACCATGTATTCGAATCTGAGTCTGGACACATCACAGAAGTAGATGACAGCCCAGGCGCAGAACGAATGTTTCGTCAGCACACGGCAGGAACCTTTGAGGAGATACACCCAGACGGCAGCATGGTCACCAAAATAGTTGGAAATAACTACGAGATTGTTATCAAAGATGAGAATATCGTTATCAAAGGGTCACAGAATATTACGGTAGAGGGTTCGGTAAGAGAGCTCATCAAGGGTGACTACATACAGGAGATAGAAGGAGACTTCTATCGCAAGGTGCATGGAAATGAGCGTGTTAAGATTGGTGCTAAATTAGACGCTGATGGTGAATCCGTTCCAGGCAACCGTGAAGAAGAGATTGTGGGCAACTATGCATTTAATATTAACGAGGATGTTAATGGCAATGTTCATGGTGATGTGTGGAATAATATTGATAAAACTAAGTGGGAACTTGTTGGTGGGCAGTACTGCCTCCAGGCGACAGGTAAGATTATGGATTCAAACGAAGACGGGACAGGAATCTATATAGCCTCCCTCTCGGATTATGTATTGAATGTAAAAGGTGATCTATCAGAGTCAACCAGAACGGGCATTTTCTCCATGAAGGCTCTTGGCAACACATTAAATATGAAGTCTAAGCTAGGAATGACGATCCACTCAGAGAGTACGCTGAGTCAAATTGTTGGTACTGCATGGACTAGTACAACAGGAACCACTTGGGACCATGCATCTTCTGGTGCCATTGGAATTGAATCTTTGGGTGACATTACAATTGATGGCGGTCCGAATATTCACTTAAATCCAAGTGAAGACGAATAGAGAACAATATGGCACATGCGTTTACTATAATTAATTCGTCTAATGAAACGGTGGTGTATACTGACTACGATGCGATTGACTTGACTACCTTAAAACACGTTATTAGTTTCATTCCAGACTTGGGTACACTGTTGCCTTCTAACGAGATATTGCTGGAGACAGGGACGATTGATGCAACCGCAACTCAAGGGATAATGATGGAAACGGTCAATTTGGTTACAGTTGAGGGAACAACCTACAGTGTTTCTATTGAGGATAAGTTGTTATTAGAGGATGATGGACAGGTAATGTGTGAAGCAGCTTCGGTAGATGCATTAGCTAAACTCCTTCGAGAGGATTGGATATCTGTTCCAAATAGTTACCCGGCAACTGAGTCTGAGAACCACCTTGTTCTTGAGACAGCAGATGATAGCACACTAAATACCAACAATCATTATCACCCCCCAATGAGTGGGCCGCATTTGGCAGACGAAGGCGCAGGACATACGGAGGCAGAACATAGGGACATGGCGTTATGGGCACTTCGCCTTAAATTATTGATGGTTAGTGAAAGAGCAAACGCATAAGGAGAATAATATGCCAGCAATTTGTAGAGGAGATATGGTGGATGTTGATGTGGTTCATTGTTCTGTCCCGCGCCGACTGGAAATGTCACCCGATGTTACTGTTAATAGTATAGGGATCAGTAGACAAGGTGACAATAACCATCCACACTTGATTCCTGTTCCACCTTGCCCGGTCCACCAAGCGCCGATCACAATTGGATCAACAACGGTGTTTATAAATGGTAAAGGTTGTGGAAGAATAGGTGACGATGTATCTGGTTGCACAGTGGTTGCATCTGGTTCAATAAACACCTTTGCGGGCCCGTAAGGAAAAACTATAATGACTGATTTTAAAAATGGAAATCTTTGCGGCGTTACGGCTGAGGTGAATGATGTCTTGAAGAAGCTTCGAGACTCGAAGAAAGAGATAATTGAGATGTTGGATTTTGTGCCAACAGTGATGGAAGAAGTGGTCGAAAAAGCCCAAGAGGAACTCGGCGGGGTGCTTGATGAAATGAAAGCAGGTCTTGCAGAAATACCAACCCTTCCTACGATAAACTTACAGGCAGAGCTCAAAAATCTCACTTCGATGATCCCTGGATCAGATGTCTTTAATTCTGCTGTTGCAAAAATCACCAAAGAGTTTGGAAGTGCAATATCAAAAATAGAAGGTGGTTTAGATGGTCTTGTTAGCAGCGCATTTGAAACGGTATCGGAAGATTTAAGCCGTTTAACTGGCGATATATGTTCGGTATGTGCAAATATTGAAAAGTTACCGGGAGTCCCGGCCAAGACAATAGCAGATGCAGTTAAAAAACCAACAGAATTGGCCAAGGGAGAGCCACTGTCTAAGGTGAACCAGAATCCAGCTGTCGCTGCAATGATTGATGGAATCAACAGCGCTCGCGCTAGACACGCAGTTACTAAAGACCAGCCAATCGAAGACACTGGTGCTTTTAGGGTTGCCCCTAAAAAATTGATCGTAAACATATCGGCTCCGCAGGCGGACAATATTGAATGGAAAATACCGGATGTAATGTACTCAGGCACGGCAACCACGACTTGGACTTGGTGGACGGATTTAACTGTTGAAATAAGAGCCGCGCAGAATGATAGGGGGGATGGAGTGAAAAATGTCGTCCGGCCGGGGTCAGGTAATAATGTAGCACCACCTGGCTCAAAATTTATTCACAAGATAGATAAAGGCTGGACTGCATTTACCGCCGAAGATTTAGACGCTAATACCCAACAGACTGCTGATTCGTTTAAGAAGGCTGGAATATTAAAATTAACTAAAGCCCAACTTAAAATAATTGCGGTCAGGGTTCCCAAGGGTGCCGCTCGGATAAGGGCGGTATTGAGGCGGCCCAATCCTGTCCCTGGAGTAGTTCAGGATTTTAAGTTATTAGTTAAGTGGAGTGTTTACTCAAACTACACTGCCGATGTTAAAGAAAGGGCTGAACCCGAAGACTGTGGTGATTTTTGTAAAACTTTAAGGCCGGAACTAGAAATTGATGAGGGCGTGAAGTATAAAGTTTATAAAGATCATCTTGGTTTTCCTACTTTTGGCATAGGCCATTTGATCCTGCCAAGTGATCCCGAATTCGGCAAACCAGACGATACTCCCGTCAGTAAGGCTAGAGTTGAACAGGCTTTTGCTCAGGATTGTGCAAACGTCTTGGCTGATTGCAGGATTGAATACCCAGACTTTGACACTCTGCCATGTGAAGTTCGGCTAATAATTGGCAATATGATGTTCAACCTGGGCAGAACCAGACTGAGCAAATTTAAATTGATGAAATCTGGTGTGGATGGAAAAAATTATCAAGTTGCCGCAGCCGAGATGAAGAATAGTGATTGGTATGGACAGGTCGGCAATCGTGCAGATAGATTAATTGATAGGATGAAACGGCTACCAAGCTCTCTAGCTTAGCAGCATTTATGATACGGACACCCAGGGCATAAGGGAGATATAAGGAACACTTAAATATATGATGATGAAATAAAATACCACAGAGTGTGTATAAATACTATTAAAGAGGAATACAAATGGGATTTAAGGATGCATATTATGATGGGACGCACACAGGTGGTGACCGTGCTGCTCAGACTTATTCTGATATAGATTTATTCTTTGGCCCTAAGCCGGGGTCAAAAGATATTAGCAAAGTTAATGATGTATCAGCAGTCAAGAGGTCTGTAAGAAACCTGATACTAACTAACCCATACGAGAAACCCTTTCATCCTGAGATTGGTTCTGGTGTAAGGGATATTCTGTTTGAACTTATGACGCCAATCACGGCATATGTTCTAACGATGAAAATTGAAGAGGTGATTATAAATTTTGAACCTCGGGCCCGTCTTGTTGGAGTGAGAGCCCTTCCTAACCTTGATAACAACGCATATGAAGTTACCATTGAGTTTTATGTTGTTAATGCACCCACCGAGCTTATAAATATGGAAATTCTTTTAGAGAGAGTACGATAATGGCAGCAACAACAAAAAGACTTAGCGTAACAGAATTTGACTTTGATGAGGTAAAGGAAAACCTAAAAGTCTTTATGCGAAACCAAACTGAGTTTAAGGATTATGACTTTGAAGGTTCTGGTCTGAGTGCTCTTCTGGATGTGCTTGCATACAATACTCACTATCTTGGTTTTAATGCTAATATGCTTGCAAATGAGATGTTCCTCGATTCTTCACAACTGCGGTCAAGTGTTGTCTCTCATGCAAAAACCTTGGGTTACTCCACTCGCTCTGCAAGAGCAGCCAAGGCGGTTATTAATGTTTATCTAAACACAACCAATACAAGTGCAACAATGCCAGCGGGTACTGTGTTCACTGCCAGCGTTGGCTCTACGGATTATCAGTTTGTAACTATACAGGACGTAGTTGCTACAAATATAGG